TCACCGACGACCGTGTCCAGCGGCGCGGCCTCACCGCTCCGACGATCCTTCGCCCGCTCGTCGTCATCTCCGCCCCGACGGTCGTCGAGTCGGTGAAGCTGATCGGCGGCGACAACCACAGGACGGCGTTCACCGGCAGCGACACGCCGCTCATGCAGGCGGGCGGGTCGGGCGCCGTCACCGCCGCGACCGGCAGCGACACGCACGCGGTCGCGTTCACGGGAGGCGACAGGGACGTGACGGTCATCGAGCTCCACGACCAGGAAGGGGCCGACTGATGGCACTACGCACGTACGCGGTCGGCCAGGCCGTCCGTCTCAGCTTCGAGATCCGCCAGAACAACGTCCCGATCGACCCGGCGACGCTCATCATCCGTGTCGGCAGCCCGTCGAGCGTCAACACCGACTACTCCCTCGCGGGCGGCACCGTCACGAAGGACGCGGTCGGCCTGTACCACGCCGACATCGTCCCTGACGCGGCCGGCACGTGGACGTACTCGGCCAAGACGACGACCCCGACCGGCGTCGCGACGAACCGGACGTTCCCCGTCGTGACCTCGCTGTTCGGCTAAGGAGGCTCCTGTGGCTGACGACAGCGACCTCTGCACCCGCCCCGACGTGAAGCTGGCCCTCGAGATCCAGGACACCGTGACCGTCCGGGACGCGCTGATCGACGACGCGATCACGGACGCGAGCCTCCGGATCATGGAGTACTGCAAGCGGGAGTTCTCGCCGCAGAGCGCGGCCGGGACCGCGAGGACGTTCCCGATCGACTGGCGGAGCGCCTGGAGCGGCGGCGGCCCGCTCGGCACGTTCGTCGATCTGAGCCCGTACGACCTCCAGACCGCGACGTCGGTCATCCTGCACCCCGAGACGGGCGGCTCGGCGCTGACCCTGACGGCCGGGACGGACTACGCGCTCGAGCCGATCCCTTCGTTCTACGGGGTCTACTACGGGCTGCGGGTGTCGTCATACCTGCCGATCACGTCGGCGTTCGCGACGCAGTTCGGCTACGCCCAGATCCAGATCACGGGGACGTGGGGGTTCCCGACGATCCCGGCCCCGGTGAAGCGTGCGTGCATCGTCACGGTCGCGTCGTGGGTCGACCGGCGGGCCGGGTCGTACGCGCCCGCAGACAACATCGACGGCCGGATGACGCTCCCGGACACGTCCGGCGGCCTCGACATCCCGAACAGCGCGAAGCGTCTGCTCGAACCTTTGGCCCGCCGGACGATGGTGTTCTAGCGTGCCGACGATCGCACCGTCGACGATCCCCGCTGCGAAGTCGGCGCTCGTCCAGATCATCACGACGCTCGTCAACGACTCGAACGTGATGGTCACGTACGGGTACCCGACCGGCGAGCCGCAGCGCGAATGGATCATGGTCGCGGACGTCGCCGGCCAGCAGGAGTCGGCGGCGATCGGCTCCCGCCACCGTGAGGAGACGTACACGATCGACGTCGTGGTGTCGGTGCTCGAGGAGGCCGGCGACAACCAGACATCGACGGAGCGCGCGTTCGCGCTCGCGGCGCTGATCGAGGTCGGGCTGCGGTTCACGTACACGAACCTGAACGGGTCGGTGCGTACCGCCCTGGTGGCGGGGCCGATCGCTCTGCGCGAGCTGAAGCGCGGCGCGAAGGTCGAGTCGCAGTTGACGATCAGCATCGCCTGCACGGCTCGTATCTGAGAGAGAGAAGTTGCCCCGCTGGCGCTGATCAGGCGCCTCCGCTTCACCAGTGCGGTAGCCGTGGGCGGGGCGGCCACAGGGCGGGTTCGAACCGCCGAATCGCGCGGATCTTAACAACACGACCGGGAGGCACCGATGAGCGACACGCAGGACGTGACGTACACCGGCCCGCACCTCGAGGTCGAGATCGTCGACTACAAGACCGGCTTCCTTTTCTCGTGCGCACGCGGCGCAACGGTCACGGTGCCGACCTCGGTCGCGGACTCCCTCCTCGAGCAGGGCGAAGACCACTGGACGAAGGCCACCAAGACGAAGAAGAAGGAGGGCTGACCGATGGCGATCCCCACCGGGCTATCCGCCCAGGTCGGCTCGATCCCCGAAGTCACCTATGGGACTCGGCTCGCGTCGACGCGGTTCCTCGAGATGATCGACGAGACGTTCGACCTGAACATCGACCGGATCGAGTCCGGAGCCGTCCGCGCCGGCGCGCAGTACCTCCGCTCCGACCGTTGGGCGGCCGGCAAGCGGGCGCCCGCGGGGTCGATCTCGTACGAGCTCGCGAACACCGGGTTCGGCCTCGAGCTGAAGCATTGTCTCGGCACGGTCAACACCGCGCAGCCGTCCGCCGGGCCTGACCCGACGGTGTACGAGCACACGCTGACCGCCGGGGATCTGTCCGCCCTGTCGATGACGAAGCAGTTCGGCCTGACCGACATCGCCGGCACAACGCACGTCCACGAGTACGTCGGCTGCTGCGTGAACGGGTGGGAGCTGTCGCAGGCGCTCGACCAGACCGCCCGGCTCAACGTGGACTACATCGCGCGGGACTCGACGGAGGACGGGCAGACGCTCGCGACCGCGTCGTATCCGACGCAGACGCTGTTCACGGCGGAGGACTGCATCCTGAAGATCGCCGGGGTCGCGTACGACGTGAAGTCGCTCTCGCTGAAGGGCGACAACAGCCTCGCCGACAGCCGGTACTTCACGGGGTCGGCGCTTCGGAAGCATCCGATCTCGAACAAGATCCGGTCGCTGATGCTGACGGTCGACTCGGAGCTGAACGACCTGACTCAGCTCACCCGGATCAAGGCGGGCGGCACGTGCGCGGTCACGATCTTCTGGACGGGCGCGGTCATCTCGCACGCCTACAACTACGCGCTCGAGGTCACCCTGCCCGCGTGCCGCCTCGACACCGGGGCGCCGAAGTTCAACGGCCCCGACATCGTCGGGCAGCCGCTCGTGTTCAAGTGCCTCGACGCGGGCTCGGGGCCGATCAGCGCGGTGTACCGCACGACCGACGCGACGCCCTGATGCCCGCGAAGGTGTCTTCCTCGATCACGGTCGAGGGGCTGCCAGAGTTGCGGCGGAAGCTGCGGAAGTTCGCCCCGGAGGCGGCGGCCGGGCTCACGGCGGCGCAGAAGGAGATCGGCCTGACCGTCCGGGACATGGCCGCCCACGAAGCCGCCGGCCGCGGTTACAACCAGACGGGCGACCTGATCGCCGGGCTGAAGTCCAGCGTCCGCGGCACGACCGGGATGATCCGCGACACCGCGAAGCACGGCAACCCGCCCTACGGATACCCGGCCCGGCTCGAGTACCAGGACGGCGGATCCGGCGCGTTCATCCGCCCGGCGATCGAACAGGGCGCAGCGTGGATCACCGCGAAGATGAACGCCGCCGTCGATGCGGCGGCAGAGCGTTTCAACCGAAAGGGAATCCTGTGAACCTCGTCTCGATCGAACTCGACGGGCACGAGTACAGCCTCGACGTCGATGACCTGACCGGCCGCGAGCTCGGCACGATCGAGCGTCTGCGCCGGGACCACGGCGGCGCCGTGGGCACCGTCATCGGTGTGCTCGCGATCGCGAAGCGCCGCGCGAACGAGCCCGTGTCGGAAGACGAGCTGCTCGACATGAAGATCAGCCGGTGGACGGACAAGTCGGAGCCGATCCCTCCTACCCCGCCGCCGCCGGCGGACGACCCACCCGAGCCCGCGACCTAGACGCGCTCGCGCGGGCCGTCCCGCCCAGTCCTGCGGACGCGGCCCGTTCCCGGTGGCATCCGTCGTGGGTGCAGTTCGGCGTGTTCCCGTGGCATCTGCCTGACCTCCGTCCGTCCGAGCTGATGGCGCTGAACCAGTGGATCGCCGCTGAGAACCGAAGGGGGGCTAGCGATGGCTGAGAAGGGCGCCGTGCTGGTCGTGAAATGGATCGGCGACGTCACCGGGCTCGAGGAGGCGTCGGCGAAGGCCGAGGCCGCGAGCGAGAAGACGTCGTCGAAGTTCAGCGCCCTGAAGACCGCCGCCGCTGGTGCGGCCGTCGGCGGTGTCCTCGTTCTCGCCGAGGGGCTGAACAAGTCGGTGGAGGCGGCGCAGAAGGATCAGGTCGCGCAGGCCCGGCTTGAGCAGGCGTTCAAGAACGCTCACATCGCGATCGGCCCGTACAAGGACGGGATCGAGAAGGCGCAGGAGGCCGGGGTGAAGCTGGGGTTCAGCGTCGACCAGACGAAGGCCGCGATCGGCACACTGGCGACGGCGACCGGCTCAGGCAGCAAGGCGCTGTCGGAGCTGTCGGCGGCCCAGGACATCGCCCGGTTCAAGGGCGTCTCGCTCGAGCAGGCGACGAAGATGCTCGCGATGGCGCAGACCGGGTCGCAGCGCGCCGTGAAGCAGCTCGGCCTCGAAGTGCAGGCCACGACGTCGAACCAGGACAAGGCGAAGTTCGCGTATCAGCGCGCGACCGAGGCGCTGAAGGCGCAGTTCCCGACGACGGCGAAGATGACCGAGGCCGAGCGGACGCAGTACGACGTCCTGAAGAACAAGCTCGACCTGAACTACCAGCTCGACCGGCAGGACGCGAAGATCCAGGACCACCAGATCACCGGCACCCAGATCATCGCGGCGGTCACGGACAAGCTGCACGGCCAGGCCGACGCCTACGCGAACACGGCGGCCGGCGCGAAGGAGCGGTTCGGCGCCGCGCTGGACGAGCTCGAGGTCAAGGTCGGGATGAAGCTGCTGCCGATCCTGACGAAGCTCGAGGTGTGGCTCGCGGACAACCTGCCGGCGGCGATCGCCACGCTGTCGTCGTTCTGGAAGGCGCACGGCGATCAGATCATGGCGGGCGCCCAGAAGCTCGAGGCGGTCGTCGTGCCGATCCTGCGGACGGTCGCGGACACGATCCGGCTGGTCGCGGATCTGCTCCAGGGTCATTGGTCGCAGGCGTGGAGGGACGCGAAGGCGGTCGTCATCGACCAGATCGACGCGATCAAGGCGCGGATCATGCTCCAGTTCCAGATCATCAACGCGATCTTCGGCGGGGCCGCGGCGAAGGCCCATCAGGTCGTCGATGACATCTTCGGGTACTTCAATGCGCTCCCGGGCCGGATCGCTTCGACGTTGGGCGCGCTTGCGGGGAAGGCGATCCAGCCGCTCATCAATGCGTTCGGCGCGGTCGGCCGGGCGATCGAGGTCGCGATCAAGACGCCGGTGAACGAGGTGATTCGGGCGATCGATTCGTTGCAGATCCCGGCGTTCAGCCTGTCGATCGACACTCACATCCCCGGGGTCGGGAAGGTCGGGTTCTCGTACGGCGGGTCGGGGGCGTTCTTCAGCATCCCGTATCTCGCGCAGGGCGGCATCGTGACGTCGCCGACGCTGGCGATGATCGGTGAGGCTGGCCCGGAGGCGGTCGTGCCGCTCTCGCACGGTGGGTTCGGCGGAACCACGATCGTCGTGAACATGCCGAACTACCTCGGCAGTCTTCCGCAGGCGATGCAGGCGATCCGCGGTGAGATGCTCCGCGTGCAGAAGCGGAACGGCAGGCCGATCCTCGGATGAGCTTCCCGACTCCGAAGCTCGAGATCCTGCTGGGCCCGACCGGCCTTGACTACGCCGACCTCGGGACGCTGCTCGGCCCGGCCGCCCTGTGGCACCTCGACGAGACGGGCGGCACGACGTTCGCGAATTCAACGGCCGCGTTGACGGCGTGGGACATCAGCATCGACCCGAACGCAACGTTCCAGCACATCGCGTACGGCCTCGGCGGGGCGATCTCGGGAAACCCGGCGAGCACGAGCATCCAGTTCGGTTCGGGCGGGATCGGCGGGATCGGCACGTTCTCGTCCGGTGCGCTCCCGACCGGCACGACGTGGAAGACGGTCGAGATGTGGTTCCGCCTCGACAGCCT